TTTAAACGATCAGCCATATTGCGTAATGCTTGTTTAATTTCTTTGCGCAACTGCTCTACTGACCAAGTGTATCGACGACAACGACAATACAAATCAGTGATCAACCAATATTCCACGGTAGAATTAAATTTAAATTTATCCACATCAGCCATGCCGTAACGTTGAAAACTGGCTAAACGCTGTGCTAATTCTTCTTCTGACGGTAAATCCATTGGAATTTTGCACCATTCGATGAAATCAAACAGGTTCGGGAAATAATCATTTCTTGCTGCACGAACTCTTGCTAATCCACGCTCTAACATATCCACAGATAAAACATCATGGTTCACTAACTCTTCAATCCAAATAAACTTTGCTTCTTCCAATGCTTCATCTGTTGGGTAGTTATAGCGCCAACGGTTGCAGTAAGCACACAAGCGATTGAATAATTGATTCACTAATTCTGAAACATGAGTATTTAAATCAACCCCTGAAACGCAATTTTCTTGTCTAATTGCCACGTTCATTTCAACATCCCCATTTTGCGTAGTTTTTCCGCTACTTGCGGATTACGAATTTGAATTTGTCTGCCCTTTGCCCAATCGGTGCTTTTGCTTGCTGGGTTTGGTGCACTGCCTTTCGGTTTTAACATCGTGCCATCAGCCATTACCCAAGCTCCGTCTCGCATTTCTGGTCTGCCCTTGTTATCCCAACGTTCTGAGCCGACAACATACTCACCGAAGTTTGTTGGACGGAAAATCGTACTTGGTCGGAGATACTCAACCATTTTCGGATCACGGCCCCATTTCGACACGAGATAATCCACCACACGTTTACACACACCCAAATCAAATTCAGCTAATCGAGCGCCAATCGCTTGTTTTGTTTTGTCAGTGAGCTTGTAGCCTGTTGGTTTACGTTCGCCTTGCTCTTCTGCAAGATTTGCCAATGCCATGTTCAAATAATCCAACACAACTTGCTCAGCTGGGGGGACTATAGGGGGGTTATTTATATTTGTTTTATTATTTGTTTTTGTAGGGTGGCGTTTTTCGCCACTGGTAGCGGTGGCGTTTTCCGCCACTGGTGTCGTGGCACTTTTCGCCACTGGTGGCACTTTTTGTAACTGGTGGCGTTTTTCGCCACTGGTAGCACTTTTCGCCACTGGTTTATTTTCAACGTTAGGAAGGTCTTTCACTAAATAGAATTCAGTCGTTCTTCCAGCGGTTTTAACAGTACGAATCAAACCAACTTCTTCAAGCTCTTTAAGGATTTCATAGATAGTCTTATCTCGGTTAATGCCAGTGAATTGTTTGAATTGTTCAATAGAAATAAAATCACTTTCTTTCTGCCAACCAGTTGTTTTACGAGCCACCAACAAATAGGCTTTTACAGCGTTACCAGAAAGGGCAAACATCACTTCATCTACAAAAGCATTAGGGATCTGAAAAGAATTAGGGATAAATTTGCTCATAGCATTAACTCCGAAGCGTAACGTTGTGCGATCCATTGAATACCTTTCGATGTCACGCGAGTTTGTGTAAAGTTGTGGCCGTGCTCTGCTGTACCAGTTTTCACTGTAAATAAGCCACGGCTTTGTTTATCTGAATATGGAATAAGATTGCCTGATTGACGATATAACGCTTTATCTCGCTCTAGTGCAGCTATCATCGCTTTCTCTGGCATATTTAAGATTTTTGCCGTTTCGCGTAATGATTTTGTTGTGCCAATATCAACGTAAAGATCCACAAAGTCCGCTTTAGGTTTCATCGCTTTATTCTCTAACGCTAAAGCTTGTTTCTCTTTCTCTGATGCCACCAACTGCTCTAAGGCTTGAAGATAATTCTGCGGTAAAAGTGCGGTCGGATTTTGTTGGTTTTCTAACTCTTGCCAACGGTCAATAACTGCCGCTGTGAATTCCGGTGAAAACTGAGCCACTAAAATATAAGTGTCGCGCTTGTTCAAAAAATACTCATAGTAGATTTGACCATTCTGTGGGTGGGTGTACGGTTTCGGCTGATACCCCCCAATCACACCTTTTGAAATAAGCGTTTCAATGCTTTTACACACGTCACTATGTCTAGAATTAACAAGTTTTGTTATTTCTCGACTGCTCATTGTTAATGCACTTGCATTTTTATCATTAATCGGTAATAATTCATTCATCTTGTGAACTCCTTGTGAGTGTAATTAACCACGGTGGCCGCCGTGGTTTTTTATTGCCGTTTATTAAGTGAAATCACGCATTCAATAGAATGTTGTGTTGCAGCTAAATGTTTATTTAATAACTTGCGGATCAAATCTTCTTCACAGCTGGTAATCTCACCATCAGCAAGCGCGCTTTCTAATGCTTCAAACAACAATCCACGAGCTGATAATTCATGTAATTGAATATTTGCCATTTCTACTGCATCTAAATCATCTGCACAGGTATCTGGTACAAAACGTCCACCAGCGGTACGGCATAATTCTTCAATAAATTGTGTGCACCCATATTCAAGCTGAATAGCGATCAACTCTTCATTTTTGAACCGTTGGCCCTTTGTTTGATAAAGACGATTATTTAATTCACTTTCAGTAAATCCTAAGAATCCAGCTACCGCACTTTTACCACCGGGTATCTGTTCAATCATCTCTATAATGGTTTGTTTCATTGCCATAATTTTTGCCTTATTTTTATGGTTTTCTTTTTGATTTTTACTGATAAATTAATCCCACAAATCGGGGCGTAATTCAGATTTTTTAACTTTGCCATTAGTAAGTTCTTCAATCTTTGCACAGCGTTCAGCTGGTACTTTTTCACGCCATTTTGATACAGCCCAAGGGGTGATATTGAAGTGCCGAGCCATGGCAGAAATACCGCCTACGATTTCATAAGCTTTTTCGATTGGTAGCATCTTAACCTCTTTTCTATTTTAAGTAGCACAATTCTACTACTAAAAATAGAATTGAATCAACTATTTTATTTACGTATTCTCTACCTTTAGTAGAAATAAGGGGGTTATATGTCAGATTTAGCAAGCCGAATTAATGAATTAATGGCTCAGCAAAATAAAAGAATAGGAGATCTTCAAAAGGCTCTAGGCGTAACCTATGAAATGGCCAGACGTTATACGCTTGGAACAGCCACACCAAGAGATGACAAAATTGAATCTATGGCTGAATACTTTGGAGTTAGTCCTGCTTATTTGAAATATGGCTCTACTGACTCAACTGAAACAAAAGTCACATCAAACATAAAAGAGCTTGGATCCTTTGACTTATGGGATAGAAACACGCCATTAAATAGTGATGAAGTGGCAGTGCCTTTTTATCAAGATGTTCGCCTTGCTGCGGGTAATGGGTTTGCTGATGACATTGCGGACTATAACAATTTTAAATTACGTTTTTCTAAAGCCACATTAAGAAAACAAGGTGTGCAGTTTGAAAATGCTGTATGTGTAATTGCTGACGGTAACTCTATGGAACCTGTTATTCCGGATGGAACAACGGTGGGGATTGATTTGGGCAATAAAACCATTAGAGATGGTAAAATATACGCAATAAACCACGGTGGATTGCTGAGAATAAAACTACTCTACAATATGCCTAATGAGCAAGTGAAGATCCGCAGCTATAACAGTGATGAACACCCTGACGAAATAGCAGAATTACAAGACATTTCAGTGCTTGGTAAAGTGTTTTGGTACTCGGTGTTGTTGTAGCGGCTGAGTGGTTGGGAGATTTTCTATTTATTGTCAATGGGTTAATTTTCGATTGTAAATATTGACAATAAATAACTTATTTATAATTAAAGTTTTTATTGACTATATGTTATCTATTAATGTTATACTAGTGCCACTAAAAGGTAGTTACAAATGTCAAACGCTGACAAATTATTACAAAAGTTAAAAAAAGAACCTCCACCAAAGGACTTCACCTGGGACGAGCTGAAGGTTCTTTTATGTTCTATTGGGTTTGAGCCAAAACAAGGTAATGGTTCAAGGGTTAAGTTTATTCACCCTGGCTTGAGCTACCCAATAAGCATCCATCGCCCACACCCAGGAAATGAATTAAAAAGATATGTTATTGAGCAGGTGAAAGATGCTCTTGATGAATTATCACTAGGATAAGGTTAAACGTTATGTCACAAACTTTTGAATATAAAGATTTCATCGGAAGCGTTGAAGCATCCATTGAAGATGGCATTCTCTTCGGTAAAATTCTATTTATTAACGCGCTGATAACCTATGAAGCGGAAACATTAAGAGACTTAAAAAAAGAGTTTGAGGATGCAGTTGATGATTATTTGGAAATGTGTCAAGAAAATGGTATTGATGCAACTCGTTCTTTCGCTGGTAAATTTAATGTAAGAATTCCGCCTGAATTGCACAAGAAAGCTGTAATTATGGCAGCGAAACAAGGAATAAACCTAAATGCTTTTGTAACTGATGCCATTAGTCATCAAGTCGCTGCCTGCGAGCGGGAAATTCCTACAACATACAGATATATGGAACAACAATTAACTATAACGGCCACTAAGGCAAATGATTTTGATAGCAATACCACTGCTGCACGCATTAATTCTAAAATAGTGGAGGTAAGTTATGCAAATTGAGAAAAAAATATCATACATAAAATATGTGATCAGAGAGCTTTCCTTCAAACAATACGAAGGAGAACTAAGAGAAGAACTCAATGTAATTGATCTTGAACTGGGCTATTCTCAACCAAAACTAAGTAATATTAAGGATAATAATTTAGCGATCATCCCATTGAAATTTAAACTATCTAGCAAGGAGGCATTCTTCTTAGAATGCCGGCTTGATTTGGGGTTTAACACAAATGACGCAGGAATTAAAGAAATAAATGAATTTAAGAATTTAGTAAATGACAACAAAAAATACTTTACTAAATATATTCAAGGAGCTATAAATTCCATTATATTAGACACAACGAAAAACACTGCATATAGTCTAAATGAGATATTTGAAGTTCCTACATTTAGCTATGATATGAATAAATAGATAAACCGCCCTCGTGGCGGGGTTTTTTTTTTTTTTTTTTTTTTTTT